GCTTGCCCTGCACGTCCACTTTCTGCGGGTTGATGAGCTGCACGTAGGGCATGAAGACGAGCAGCTTGCGGCCGGTGACGGTGCCGTGCACAAAGCCCAGGCTGGTGAGGGTGGCGTCCCGCACGTTGCCCATGAGGGTGACTTCCTGCGCGGCGGTGAGGTCCAGCGTGATGGAGCCGGTGACTTCGCGCTGGCTCATGTGAATGGACTCACCACCCAGCAGCGGCAGGTGGTTGACGGTGTTGCCCAGGTTGATGCGGATACCCTGGCTGGGGTAGGTGGTGCCGCTGGCCAGCGCGGGGGCGCCGCTGGTGCTGTGGGTGCAGCCGAGGACGATGTCCTGGCTGTTGGCGTTGGTGACGACTTGCGGCGTCTTGAACGCGGTGTAGACGGCGTCTGTGGGCTGGCTGGCGGCCGTTTCGTTGTTGTACAGGCCCAGCATGGTGAAGTTGAACATGGGCCGTTCGCCCAGCTGGAGCATGAGCTCGGCGTTGCCACGGGTGCCGGTGCTGATGTGCTTGACGCCGCTGTCGTGGTAGTAGTTGGTGAGCGAGCCAAAGGCGTCTGACACGAGGGTGTAATCCACCCGGGTGCTGGAGGTTTCCGTCTCGGCAAAACCGCAGGCCAGCAGCTGCGGGCCCCAGGCGGGCGCGTCACCCGCAGTGCCAGAGCCCACCGCTTCCACGCTGTACTGGGCGCTGATGTAACGGTCGCCCACCAGCGCCTCGGCGCCGCCGAGGAAGCCGCGGATGAGGTCGCGGTTGACGTTCTGCGCGTTCAGCGGCGTGGGGACGAAATTGCTGACGAGCAGCGCGTTGTCAGCCGCGGTGGGCGTGGGGTCGGTGCCGTAGGTGACCTCGGCCTTGCTCAGGATGATCGCGTCGCGGACGTTGCGGTTGGCCATGTTTTACTCCTCGGGGGTTTCGGTGAATGCAGGTTGCGGGGCGGGCGCTGCGGCTTTGGGCTGCAGGGCGCCGGTGATGGGGTCGCGCACGTAGCGGCCGCCGGCTTGCGGCTCGGGCCAGGCCGGCGCGGGGGCGGCTGCTGGCGTGGCGGGCGCTGTGGGTTTGGGGGCGGCGGCTTTGGGCATGGCGACGGGCTCAGGCGGTGGTGGATGCGTCTGTGCTGCGGTGCTGCACAGTGAAGGTGAGCGTGCAGGTGACGACGAGCTCGGCGCCCTCTTCCTGGTCCCACACGATGGGGCCGGGCAAGGTGTCCATGGCGGCGCCGCTGAGGCCGGTGTTGGCCATGACGCGGCCGTACACGCCGGCGCACAGGTCGTCTGCAATGGCCTCTGCCGTGGCGCTGGCGCCTTTGCGGGCGCGGATGCCGACTTCGAGCTCGGTCTCCCAGTCCATGGTGCCGGCGACGGTGCGGCGGGTGGGCAGCGTTTGGCGGCGGCTTACCCAGATGCCAGACTCGACGCCCGGGGCGAGCACGAATTCGCGGTTTTCATGAACGCGGCCACCGGCGAGCGCGGGCGATGCCTGCAGCAGGCCGGCCAGCGCGTCGCGGATGCCCAGGTGCACGGTGGTGGCCATGGTTTACGCGGCCTCCAGGATGAGGGTGCTCATGCCGGTGCCGTCGGGCTGGTTGTCGCGCACCACATAGGCGGTGCCGGCAATGGTGATGCTGGTGCCGCCAGTGGCGGCGGCCAGGTCACTCGTCTTGCCGACGGCCACGGGCTGGGTGCTGCTGATGCCCAGGCTTTCAAGGTGCGCACGGTCGAAGATCACCGAAAACGTGGCCGCGCCCAGCGTGGCGCTGACGGCGAAGTCGGCCTCGCTGAGGAATACGGACAGGTCTTCGGTGAAGGCCATGGCGCGCGATCAGCGAACTTGCTTCACGCCCACACCGACGCAGGTGACGTCGAACGCGGGGGAGTTGGTGCCGCCGATGTCTTTGACGGCGCGCACATAGCGGGCGCAGGCGTCAACATTCAGGACGATCTTTTCCAGCGTGGCGGCGCTGGTGTTGGCGTCCGTCACCTGGGTGAAGACGGCGCCCGTGATGTCCGCCCAGCCGGTGGAGTTGTCTGCGCTGTCCTGGAGCTTGATGTCCAGCGTGGGCGTGGTGCCGGCGGTGTTTTTGGCCGCCAGCATGATGGCGACGCTGCCCACAAACTGCTGCAGGTCGACGCCGGTGCCGTTGCCGTCGCCGGTGACCGACTGCATGGGCAGCAGATCGATGGTTTGCAGGTGGGTGCCGAGGTTGCGGTCGAGGCTCATGGTTTGGCCTTTCGGGGGGTGGTGGTTTTGGTGGTCTTGACGGGCGGGCTGGCCAGCGCAGGTGCCGCAGCACCGGCAGGGGAAAGCTCTGCCTTGCGAGCGCCGATGAGCTGGCGGGCCTCGGCCTCGGACACATCCAGCACGTCGCCCACGCGCACGTTGCGGCGCTGGGCGACTGTCTGGCGTGTGATGCGGATGGTGGGCATGGCGCGTGAGGCCCAGCCTTGCAGCCCGGCCTGTGCGGTTACAGCGTGTTGTTGCCGCGGGCGAAGGATTCGCCGTGGCGCACGGCGACGTCCACGTCTTGCAGGGCCACCACGCGCACAGTGCCGCTGGTGGCGCCGGTGTACGGGTCGACCAGCAGGTCGAGGCCGGACCAGAAGCCGAGCAGCAGGTCTGCCCAGTTGCCGAACCAGAAGTCGTTGCTGGCGACCTGGTTGGACACTTCGGTGCGGTAGCCGTTGACGGTGTTGCCAGCCTCCCAGATGAACATGCCGGTGTTGCTGGCTTTCTCGGTCGTCTTCAGGCTGCCGCGGCCGGTGCTGTTGACCAGGTAGGCCATGGTGCCGACGTCTGCGTTGTCCGCGGCGACCAGGGTTTCCAGGCCCACGATCTCGGCGTAGGTGGGTGCGTTGGCGCTGAAGTCGCTGGTGTTCAGGCCGGTCTGGCTCTTCAGGCCGGTGGGCTGGTTGCTGGAGCCGGTGCCGTACAAGGCGACGCGGTCCACTTCCAGACCGATGACGCGGGCGATGTCGTTGCGGACCATCGCTTCCACGTCCAGGCTGGACTGGAGCATGAGCTTGCGGCTGATGTCGGTGTAGGCACCCAGGGTCTTGGGGGCCATGGTGACCTGGTCAACCGTTTGCTGGCTTTCGCTGGGCGCGCCGGATTCGGCCACCCAGTAGGCGGTGGAGCCGCCGGTCTGGCGCGGGATGGCAATGTCGCCAACGAGGCCGTTCAGCGTGGTGGCGCCCAGGCGCTGGATGACCATCTTGTTGCGCAGCAGCTCGATGAAGCTGGAGGCCAGCAGGTTGGTGGCCACCAGGTTGCCGCCGGCGGTGGCGGTGCCGACGTTCAGGTCGCGGCTCAGGCCGTCCAGCGAGGTGCGCAGCACGTCGACCGGGATGGTGAGGCCCATGCCGCGCTTGAGGCCGCCCTTGCGGCGGGCTTCCTGCGAGCACTCGCGCTCGAACGCGGCGGCGTTGCGGGCGTTTTCGTCCAGCGGGTCGGCCAGGTACTGCAGCGCGCGCATGAAGCTGAAGCGCTGCACTTCCTTCTTGTCCATGCCGATCTCGCCCTTGCTGGTGTCGCTGCCGGCGGTGCCGATCTTGGACAGCAGGACGGCCTGGAATTCGGCGGCATCGGTCTTGCCGGACTGCAGGAAGTCTGCGGCATGGCGCTCACCACCCAGGTGCGCGTAGGCGCGGCCGAGGTTGATGATGGCGGTGGTGGCTTTGGCTGCGTCTGCCTGGGCGGCTGCGCGGGCTTCGGCGGCGATTTGTTCAGCGGGTTTTTCCATGAGTTTCACCTCGGTTGGTTTGGTTTCAGGTTCGGGCACAGGGTCAGCCGCGGGCTGCGCCTTGAGGGCAATGCCGTATTCGCGGCTGAGGTGTTGGGCTTGCTCGTCGGTGAGGCCACGGCCAATGCCGACGGTGGGGTCTGCGGGCACGGAGACGATGGAGATTTCCAGCGGCTCCCAGTCGAGGGCGGTGTAGGTGCTGGGCGCGTCGCCCTTGCCCTCTTCCACCTTCCAGCTGTGGACCATGTAGCCCACAGACACATGCGCGCGGATGCCGTCTTGCACGTCCTGGAAGATCTCTTCGGCTCGCTCGCTTTTCCCAAAGCGAACGACGGCGCGTGCTACGCGGTCCGTCCCGAGTTCGACCGATTCCACGACGCCGATCTGGTCGCGCGTGTTGTGATCCATGAGGACGGCACCACGGTTTTGCAGGCGCGCCAGGCGGATGGCGCCTTTGGCGTGGCTGAGCACTTCGATGCCAAACCAGCGCTCGTAAGGCTCTTCGGAGCTGAAGGCCAGCTCGACGGTGCGGGCTTCGACGTTGACGGCCTCGCGGGTCAGGCCGAAGGACCGGGCGGCGGGCGTCTTGAGGAGTGCGTCGTCAGGCTGTTTGCGCTGGAGTGTGGGCTTGTCCATGGCCCACACTGTTATTTTTTGGCTGTGACATTTACAGGGGAAAATGTCACTTTCTGCGGGCGGCCCGCGCGGCTTTATTGGCCGCTGGCTGCGGGCTCTGGCGCTGGCGCGGGCATGGTCTGGCCGATGGTCACGTTGTTGTTTTTCGCGTGGTCTTTTTCGGCGGCTTGCTCAATGATGTTGTCCCACCAGTCAGAGCCGCGCTCGGCGGCGATCTGGCTGTCAGTTGTCCAGCCGCGCTGGACGGCCAGGATGGCGGCCTGCGCATCGTTGCGCGGGTCGACCCACTGCCAGCGGCGGCCGGTGAATTTGTGGGCGCTGAATTTGTCGAGCTTGGCCGCGGGCAATGCGCTGCCGTTGTTGTAGGTGATGGCGCCGTTGAGCAGCGCCATTTCAAGCCAGTCGGCGTGCATGCGGTCGACCAGCTGAGCAATGAGCCATTCCTGCAGGTCGATCCAGCCGTCGCGCTCTTCAATGACGCCGGCGCGGATGCTGCTGTAGTTGACGCCCTCCAGATCGTTGGCGAGACCGTTGTACGCCACCATGAGGCCGCTGGCCACACCGCGAAGGCAGTCTTTGACGAACACGCCAAAGACGTCGCTCGGGTATTTGGTGTCGAAGGGCTTGAGCTCGTAACCCGCGGGCAGCGTGTCGAACTGGCCTGGCAGGCTGGTTTCGTAGTTGACGCCGTCTTCGCCCTGCTGGCCGAGGGCCGCGCTGCCGGGGGGCGGGGCGTCGGCGTCCGGCTGCTGCTGCAGCACGCCAATGGTCTCAGCACCTTTACGGGCGGCCACGACGGCGGCCGTCTGGAACTTGCCCAGCATTTCCAGCCGCAGCATGGCGGTGTGGGCCCATGGCATGTAGCGCACCTGTTCGGGCCGGTCGCCTACGCCACCGTGGAAGACGTCGCGCGCGAGCACGCGCTCGTAGCGCTGGCCAGCGCGGCTGAGGTAGGTACCGTCACCGGGGTGGGTGGTGAGCAGGTGGTAGGCCACGGGGCGCATGACGTCGTCCACCTCGACGCCCATGATGATGCGGTTGTTGCCGTATTCGCCGTTGTGTTTGGTGTCCAGGCGGTCGACGTCGAGCACCTGCAGGGCGTAGCCGTAGGGGTTGCCAGCGGCGCGGCCACGCACGCGGCGCAGCAGGTATTCGCCATCGCGCGCGCAGGCCTTGACGGCGAGCTTGAGCACGTCGCGCAGGCTGTGGCGGCCGGTGACTTCACACATGCCGGCGGTGGCCCACCGGCCCCAATGCTCTTCAATGAGGGTGCGCGCGGCTTCGTCGGGCGTGGCCTGGCCGCCGATGCGGGCGGCCGGGTCTGCGGCGAGGTTTTTGTAGCGAAAGCCGTGCGGACCGACGACGTTGACCTCCACCATGCGCAGGAATTTACGCATGTAGTCGTTGTTTTGTGCCAGGTCGCGGCTGCGCTTGCGCACGAGGTCGAGCGCGGCCTTGATGTCTTCATTGGCGCTGGCGCTGCTGCCGACCCAGCCAAAGGTGATGTTGTCGTTGCGGGCGGCGTCGTAGCCGCGCACGGCCTTGACGGTGACGCCGCGGCGCTGGGCCTGGCGCTGGGCCACAAAGGCGTTGAGGATGCGGCTGCCTTGCTGCGGCTGGCGGATGTTCATGAGCCAAACCTCGTGAAGATTTTGCGGCTGGTGCCGAGGCCCCGGCGGATGTTTTCGGCGTCGATCTCGCTTTGCACTTCGCGGCGCCAGAAGTTGACGAGCTTGCGCACTTCATCGAGGCTGCGGAACTTCATCTTGCGGCCGGCAATTTCATACTCGGCCACCATGCCGCGGCTGGCGGTGTAGGCAGCCAGCGCGGCGAGCGCGTCTTCCATGGCCTTCTGGGCCGTGGTGCGCTGGTCGCTGTTGCCCGAGCCGGTGCCCAGGCCGAGGCGCACGATGACGGTGCCGTTGCCGACGGTGAAGCGCTCTGAAGCCTTCTCGACAAACGCCTGCCAGGTGTAGGTGCCGGCGGCGTAGGCGGCGGTGGTGGTGGCGGCGACGCTGATGGCGTGATCGTCGCCGCTGGCAGTGCCGGTGATGTTGATGCGCCCGGCTGCGTTGATGAGGGTGTACTTGAGCACCCAGCCGGCGGAGGCGGGGTAGTTGGCAAGGGTGCGCGTCCACGCCCAGGTGTCGCCCGTGTAGAGCGTGCCGGGCTCGGTGGTGGGGGTTGTCACATTCGGGTTCCTGTGGCGGTGATGGTGGACATTGAGCCTTCAATGTGCCGGGCGGGCTGTGACATTTCCACGGGCAAATGTCACTTTTTGGCGGGCACGCTGTGCAGGATGCGCCGCACCTGCCGGGGCGTGAGGTCTTCAGCACGGGCGATGGCGTCATAGTTGTCGCCGGTGAACGACGCGCGGATGCGGGCGTTGCGCTGGGCGCGGTCTGGCCGCTTGCCCACGTACAGCTCGGACCCGCCGGCCATGCGCGACAGCTCGCGCTGGAGCTGCGCCTCGAGCGCGTTGCACACGGCCTCGATCACTTCAGGGCGGCGCACCGCCTGGCGGATGGTCTGGGCAAGGATGTCGGTCATAGGCTGGGCTCTTGTGGGCGGCGGCGGCGGGCGGCGATCTGCTGCTGCAGGAAGGTGGGCGGCTTGGATGGCGCCGGCGCGGGCTGGCTCGGCCCCGCGGGCGCCGGCGCGGGGGCGGCGGGCGCCGCGGGCGGGGCAAACAGATCCAGCTCACGCGGGGCGATGCGCTGCTCGCGCTGGTGCCAGGCGTGTTCGCGCATGGTCTGGATGCCGAGGTAGCAGGCGCCGGCGTAGGCGTATTTCTGGCAGTCGCCGCCCTCGTTGCGCTTGCCGGCGGGCTTGTGCCATTCCAGCCGGGCGTGGCCTTTGACGTATTTGGTGACCAGGCGCTCGCAGGTCATTTGCTCAAATTCGTCGGTGTCGCGGTAGGCCTGCGGAACGTGCACGTAGCCGGGGCCGGGCTGGGTGATGCGCATGCGGCCGTGCAGCAGGTGCTTGACGGTGCTGTCGCCCACGGGCCAGAGCTTCACGCTGCGCGGCGATGTTTTGCCGCGCCAGGTGATGTCCATGGCTTTGGGCTTGCCCAAGGCGGGCCGGTTACCAGGCAGGCCGTCAACGGCGAGCACGCGCTCGTGGGTGTGGGCGCGGCAGTAGTTGTAGACGGCGTTGCTGAGGTAGCCGCTGTCGATGCAGCACACCTCTGGCAGCAGTTGGGTGCCGCTGGCGTGCAGGATGGTCGTACGGCGCAGTTTGGTGAGTTCGGACCACGGGCTGCCGGGCGTGCCCTCTTCGAGGTTTGGGTCTCCGTAGATGACGTGGCGGCCGATGAGCCATGACTCTTCGCCCCGGCCGTACCCCCAGACGCGGGCCTCGATGCGGTCACCCTGCACGTCGACGCCCATGCTGACCATCAGCACGCCACGGGGGGCGGTGCCTGGCTCGTAGTCTTCGGCGCGGCGGGCCAGCTCTTGGTGGTCGGCCTTGACGCCTTGCTCTTCAAAGGTTTCGGCCAGCCGGGTGTTGACGAATGAGCGCAGCTTGGACACGTCGCCCTGCTTGGCCAGCGCGGTGGCGTGGATCCATTCGGCCACGAGCTCTGCCCAGCTAAACCAGCCAAGCGGGCTGTACAGGGTGCTGAGCTGGTAGCCGCGCTTGCGCGGGCTGGCGCCGGGGTTGGCGGCGATCCATTCGCCACCAGCAAGCATGACGTCTTTGTGGTGCTCTTGAATGATGCAGCCGCTGTGCTGGCAGACGTAGTGGGCGGTGTCGGGCAGCGGTGTGCCGTCTTGCGTTTTGTGCCACTTGATGCCCCATGCCTGGTCTGCACCCCACACCAGGCGCTGGCGCGCGCCGCAGTGGGGGCAGGCAACGTGGTAGTACCGCTGGTCTGTGGCCAGGAAGGCGGCCTCGATGCGGCTGTGGCCTTTGGTGGTGGGGGTGCTGGTTTTCAGGCGCTTGCGGCGCGCAAAGGTGGACTGCCGCGCCTCTGCCAGGCTGATGGGGTCGCCCTCGCCGTCGACGTCGTGGGGGTAGGCGTCGATCTCGTCAAAGAAGATGTCGCGGATGGGCATGGAGCGCAGTCCGGCCGCGCTGTTGGCGCCGGCCACCACCAGGAAGCCACCCGGGTACTCTTTGAGCAGGGTGGTGTTGGCGTCGTCGCGGCTGCGGTTTTCGCGCACCTTGCGGCGCAGCACAGGAGACTCTTCGATCATCGGCGTGAGGCGCTGGCGGCTAAATCGCTTGCCGGTGTCGATGGTCGGCTGCACGACCATGGTGGGCCCGGGCTGGATGTCGATCAGGCTGCCCAGCCAGTTGCTGCCGATCGTGGTTTTGCTGGTCTGCGCGCCCCACATGAGCACAACCTCCTCCACCGGGCTGTAGGCGCTGAGCGCGTCCTGCGGCTCGCGGGCGTAGGGCGTGCGCTCAATGCGGTACGGACCAGGCTCGCTCGAGTCTTTGGCCGAAAGCACTCGGCGCTGGCAGGCCCACTCGGTCACGCTCAGCCTGGGCGGCGGCGCCAGGTACTCGGCCAGCAGCTGGCTGAGCAGGTCGGCCGCGCGGGCTACGTGGTCGGGCAGGTCGCGCGCGCTCATTGCTGCGACGCTCCAGCGGTCAGGCGCTCAGGCGCGGCGGCCAGCTGCGCCAGGCATTGGTGCAGCTCGGCCTGCAGTGCGTCGTGTACCTTGGCGGCGTCGGTCTCAGCCGCAAGCACCGGCGACAGGCGAGCCGGGATCTGCATGAGCGCTTCGCGGGTGCTGCTCAGGACAGAGGCAAGGGCCGAACGTACAGCGTCTGTGCGGATCAGCTTGCCGGTGCGCTCTTCATAGTCAATCTGCGCGCTCTTGGCCTCGTAAACCTCGCGGGCCGTTTTGGCCTGCATGTAGGTGGCGTTTTTGCTGCTGGAAGCATCACCCTTGGGCCCGCCACCAGCAGGCAGCTGTGGCGGCTCGCCGGTACCGCGGTGGATTGCGCGCTGGCGCTCGTTGACCTGATGCATGTGCGCCTTGGCCGGGTCTGCCGTGCTGGCCAGCCGGGCTTCGCTGGCCTCGACGTCGACCAGCAGCTTGCCGCCTACGTCGACCATCACCAGGCGGCCCAGCTCCTTCTGCTTGTGCCAGTACGACACAGCATTGCCCTTTCGGGCGGCGAAGGCGCGCAGGCTCTCGGTGGTCATGTAGCCTCAACAATACGGCAGCAGCACATCGGTGCGCTGCTGGACTATTTGGCTGGCGACTTGGAGGCTCATGCGTTCTCTGTTCCTGTTGTGTGTTCTCTGCTGCTGATCGTGTTCACCTACCCGGGAACACGCCCACTAGCGAAATCCCGCGCTCGTTTCGACC